CGTCCTGTCCGCCAACGGGAAACCTGAGGCGTTCGTCAAGGGGTTGAAGACCGGCGACGTCGTCACGGTCACGAAGGCCGCCGTGGCCCCACCGGTAGTGACCCCTCCACGCACAACCGGTGGGGTAGCCGTCGAATACCTGATGGACGGCGTCGGCCACGTCAGCCAGTTGAGCGCCTACTGCACCTGCGTCTGCGTCGCGTTCTACCAGGGAACCGGCCTCGTCGAATGGGGCGGGGACACTGCAGTCCAGACCGGTAAAGACCTGACGGCCTGGCGTAAACCGGGGAAAGAAATCCTCGTCAGCCTCGGCGGGCAGGGCGGGACCGTCGTCCTCGACAAGGTCGACGAAGGCGCCAAATACATCAACGACACGTACTTCACCGTCGACGGGATCGACCTCGACAACGAGGCGTTCTCCCTGAACACCCAGCAGACCATCGACCTCTGCGACGCCACCTCCAAAGCCCTCGGGAAAGCCCCCAAGGACTTCCTCGTCCAATTCCCCCCGCCCGGCGGCCCACCGGTCGCCACGGCCCTCGCCACCGCCGTAGCCGTCAAGGCGAAGGGCTACCGGGTCCGGTTCGGGCAGCAGTTGTACGAGACCCTCATCACCGACCAGGCCGTCATGGACCAGACGGAGATCGCGGTCAAGGCCCTCAGCGAGCAGGAGGTGCTGGTCGGCATCATGCTCGACGACAGCCACGGCTCGTGGACCCTGGAGAGCGCTGTCCGCCGCATGAAACTGGTGCTCGTCAAGTGGCCGAACATCGGCGGGTTCTACGTTTGGGAATCGTCGCGCCCCGGAACCAAGGAGGTCGTGGACGAACTGGGTATTCTCCTCGGCATTCTCGCCGCGACCGGAGCGGCAGGATAGCCTCCCCTGTCCCCACCATGCCGGTTCGGTGCTCGCGTTACAGGCGGGTACCGAACCGGCCCCGGCGGGGGTCCGGCTGCGAGACTGCACCTTGCAGAGCCCACCATCCGTCGGGAAGGAGCCCCGCCGTGGCGGAGCGCAGCACTATCAGCCAGTCAGTACAGATTGGTGTAGAGACCGTCCCCGGGACCGCCGTCGCGGCCGGGAAGCGGTTGCAGTCCATCGGGTTCCAGATCGGCCCGAAGGTCACGTCGAAGACCGTCCTGCCCATCGGCCAGAAGTACCCGTCGCTGGCCATCATCGGCAAGGAATGGTCCGAGTCGAAGATTGACGGCGCCCCCGTCTACACCGAACTGCCGTACATCTTCGCGTCCCTGATGAGCGCTCCCACCATCGTCGAGACGATGGACGCCGCCATTCACACGAACGGGTTCAAGTACACGTTCGATTCGTTGTCGTTCGGCGACGACAGCCCGAAGACATACACGGTGGAGCAGGGTTCCACGTACCGGGCGCATCGCATCAGCAACGGGATCATCTCGGCGTTCGACCTCGGCTGGTCCCGTGAGGAATGCACCGTCGGTGGGACGATGCTGGGAACCGCCATCACTGACGGCGTGACGTTGACCGCCACCCCGACGGCCCTCCCACAGGTCCCGGTCCGACCGACCCACTTCTCCATCTACCTGGACCCGAGCGCAGCCGCCCTGGGGACCACGAAGTTGACGCGCGCCCTCAAAGGAACGGTGAAGATCTCCGACCGTTTCGGTGCCCTGTGGGTGGTGGACTCGGCGCAGACCTCCTTCGTGAACACCATCGAGATCGAGCCAAAGGTCGAGTTCACCTTGATGCAGATGGCGGACGCGGCCGGTATGGCGCAATTGGTGGCGATGCGTGGCGGCACCACGAAGTTCATGCGGATCGAGGCGATCGGCCCGCAGATCTACAACAACGGCGGCGTGCAGGTCTATCACACGTTCCGGATGGATCTGGCCGGTCAGGTGAAGGACGTCGACCCCTTCGAGGACAGCGACGGCGTCTATGCCGTCAACTGGACTTTCGCTGCGGTGAACGACGCGACCTGGGGGAAGGCCTACCACGTCGAGGTGACGACGACCACCGCCACGCTGTAAGACCAGGAATGGGGCAGGGCACCTTCCCCGTGGGTGTCCTGCCCCATTCCTGTCTGTCCACCGGAATCCTTGTGCAACACTTCAGGCGTGCGTATCAGCGAAGGCCTCGGGGTCCCCACGGACCTGAAGGTCACCTTCCCGTCCGGGGCGACCCTCAACATCGTTTACAAGCCGACCTCCTACACCATGCTCGACATCGAGCGGCTGGAGAAGGAGTCGAAGAAGTCTCCCCGCCGGATCATCGACGCGATCCGGCGACTCGTCCTGAAATGGGACCTCACGGACGACGGCGGGCAGCCGGTCCCCCTCGAAGCGCCCGCGTCGGCGAGCACCGTCGTCGTCACCGGAGACAGCCTCAAAACGGTGCAGACCGAACCGGAGTCGGATGACGACCCGCTGCTGGCCATTCCGACGATCATCTTCATGTATATCCTGCGGGCGGTGAACGAGGATCAGAACCCGGGAAACTGACAGCCCTCGGCCGTTGGCTGGCGACTGAGGGTGAAATAGGCGAAGCCCCTGCATGGTGGGGACTGATCCAGGCCTCTCGGTACCTTGGAGTGCCACCATGGGACCTGGCGCGGCAACCGATCTGGTGGACGCGGGTCGCGTTGGCCGCCAAGGATGCAGAAGCGCGAGAGCGGAAGCGCCGGGATCAGCAGAAAGGGTGACGGATGCCCACGGTCGCGGAACTGAGCGTCGGAATTGATGTCGACGGCGCCGAAGCGGCTGAAGCGGCGATCACCAAGATCGACGAGATGCTCAAGAAATTGGGGCAGGGCGAGACGGATGTTCCGATCCACGCGGAAACGGAGCAGGCGAAAGCCAACGTCGATGGTCTGATAATGCAACTCAACCGGCTCGACAGTACGGACGCCACGGCTGTGGCCAAATTGTCCGACGAAGAGTTCAAGGTTCACATCGAGGCCCTGAAGCAGTCCATCAGGGATCTCGACGGAAAAACCATCAACACGAATGTAGATGTCGACGCCGCTGCAGCGCTGGCGGAATTGCAAGGAATCCGCGCGGCCCTGGACAGTTTGAAGGACACGCAGCGAACCGACATCGACATCGACATCGCGGGGGCCCTCGCGCATCTTGCGGAACTGGAAGTCGCCATCAAGGCGCTCCCGGACCACAAGGACGTCAACGTCGATGTGGACCGGAACGGCGCGGCAAGCAACGAGATGCGGAGTCTGACGACATCCGCGTCGAGAGCGAGCACACAGGTCAGTGCGCTGTGGATGGCCGTGGCGACCCTCGGTACCGGCCTGGTCCCCATCACTGCCGTCGCCGCCGCAGGGATCGGTGCGTTGGGGGCCGGTCTCGGCGCTGCAGCGTTGGGGGCGGGGGCGTTCGCCGCCGTGGCGGTGACCAACTTCCAGCCGGTCGTCGCCGCCATCAAGAAGATGAGCGCCGCCCAGTTGGAGTACGACGAGGCGGTCACGGGTGATCAGAGGATCGCCGCCCTGCAGAAGGAGGCGGCGGTCTGGAACTCGATGACCCCGGGCCAGCAGGCGGTGGCCGCTGGCTGGGGGGCGATGAGTCAGGCGTGGAAGAACTTCTCAGCGATCTTCGCCCCGCAGATGTTCACCATGGCCGGGGAGTCCATGCAGTTCATGGCGACCCTCATTCCCCGGTTGACAACGTTGATGCGCGGAATGATGACGTCCGCGCAGGATCTCGGTTCGTCATTGAAAGCCGCACTGAACGGGCCCATATGGTCGCAGTTCATCGACGACGCGTCCAAGGTAGCGGGCCCCATCATGACCGCCCTGGTCCGGGCCATGGGCAACATCGTCACCGGAATCGGCGGGATGCTCGACGCATTCATGCCCTTCTCGGTGGGGTTCGCGCGAGGCTTCGAGGATCTCACGAAGAAGTTCGCGGACTGGGGTGTCTCGATGAGGGACAGCCCCGGTTTCCGGGAGTTCATGAGTTATGTCGAGGCGATGACTCCGAAGGTAATCGCCCTGATCGTTGCGTTGTGGCACGCATTGATCGCCATCGTCGAGGCGGCAGCGCCGATCGGAACAGTCGTCGTTGAAGCCGTCACGAAACTCCTCAACTTCATCACTAAACTGAACGAGACCAACCCGAATCTTCTGACCTTGGCCCTGACAGTCGTCGGGATCGGGCTGGCGGTCGCAAACCTGGTCGGCCCGCTGCTCAACATCGCAAACCTCTTCAAGGATCTCGGTAAGGCGATCGGAATCAGTGGAGCCGCATTCGGGTGGATAGTCCTCGCCATCATCGCCGTCGCTGCAGCAGTTCTCTACTGCTACATGCATTTCCAGGGATTCCGCGACGCCATCTCCGCCGCCATCGACTACGTCAAGGACTTCGCCCAGAAGGCCCTCCCAGTCCTGAAGGAGGCCTTCTGGGACGTTGTCACCGCGCTGGAGATCGTCGTGATGTGGCTGCAGAGGACCTTCGGTCCGGTCATCAAGACGATAATCGACTTCGTCGTCGAAGAGTTCAACAAGATGAAGGCGTGGGCCGATCAATACGGTCCGGCCATCCTCCAGGCCCTCGAAACGGCCATCAACTTCCTGGTCGACGTCATCCAGAAGGCCCTACAGATCATCGAGGCGATCTGGAACGCAGCGTGGCCAGGTCTTGAAGAGATGATAAAGGCCGTCTGGCTGGCGATAACCGCCATCATCTCCGGTGCCATGGAGATAATCCGGGGCATCATCACGGCTGTCGCCGGTCTCATCAACGGCGACTGGTCCATGTTCTGGGACGGCCTCGGGATGATCGCCAAAGCCTTCTGCATCATGGTCGCGAAGATTCTCATTGCCGGACTGGAGGACGCCTGGGGAATGGTACTCGCCCTGTTCGGCGTGTGGAAGGCGGAGTGGACAGCGATCTGGAACTCCCTGCCGGAATCGGTCCACGCCGCATGGAACAACATCGTGGCATTCTTTACGGCAGCGTTCCGGGACATCAAGGAGGCGTGGGATGCCTTCTGGAACGCCTTGGTGCCCATCGTCACCACTGTATGGAACGCGATCCTTCTCGTCTACAAAACCGAATGGGATGTGTTGAAGGCGGTGGGGGACGCCGCAGGACCGGCCCTGAAGACCGCCTGGGATGCGTTCTGGAATGCCCTGGCGCCCGTCGTGTCGACCGCATGGACAGTTATCGTCGCAGCAACGAATGCGGGTTGGGACGCGGTGAAAGCCGCGTGGGATGCGACGACACCGGGCCTGAAGACCGCCTGGGATGCGTTCTGGAACGGTCTCGCCCCGTCGGTGAAGACCGCATGGGATGCGGTGGTCTCGGCGACACAGGCCGGATGGAACGCGATCAAGGCGGCTTATGACGTCGGCTACCTAATGGTGAAGATCCCATGGGATCTCTTCTGGGCCGTCATGGGTGCCCCCATCAAGGCCTACTTCGAGATCCAGTGGGCTTTCGTGCAGGCCGCGTTCACCCTCCTCGCGACCCTCTTCAAAGTGGCCCTGGGCCTCATCAAGGGCATCTGGATGGGTTTCTGGAACGAGTTCGGGGCGCCCATCGTCACTGCATTCGAAGCGGTCAAGACGGCCGTGTCGGTGTCGTTCGACTTCATCAAGAACAACTTCAGTACGTTCCAACAGGTTGCGTCGACCATCTGGAACGCCCTGTGGACGTACATGCCGCAGCCCATCAAAGACGCGATGACGACCATCCAGAACGACGTCCAGACCGCACTGTCCTTCATCACCACCGTGTGGAACGCGTCATGGAACGGCATCACGTCGTTCACGTCAATGATCTGGGACGGCCTCAAGAGCGGCATGTCCTTCTTCATGCAAAACATCCTCAACAAGTTGAAGGACGGCGGGAGCGTCATCAAACAGTCCTGGGACGCCTCGTGGCAGTCTTTCGCCGACACGGTCCGGGACGGAATCAAGGCCTGCGTCGACTGGGTCGCCTCACTCCCCGACAGGATCATGAATGAACTGGCGTCACTCCCCGGGAAGTTGATGGCCGCCGGAGCCAGCATGATGTCGAGCCTCGCGTCCGGGATCTGGGGGGGGATCAGTCAGGTCGCATCGGCTGCGGGTGCGGCAGCACTGGCGGCCGTGAACCCCATGCCCGGCTCTCCAGCGAAGATCGGGCCCCTGTCCGGATCGGGGTACATGCTGTTCCGGGGCCAACGTTTCTCCGCCGACCTCGCGAAAGGCATCACCATGGGCAGGGCCGCCATCGACCTCGCGGTCGGCGGTCTCGCCGCGTCCCTGGCCGCCGCCCCCGCCACGGCAGGGGGCAGCAGCAACGGGAACGCCACCGTACAGGTCGCACCCGGCGCCGTCGTCGTCCAACTCGGTGCCGGTGCCGACGCGACCGCCGCGAAACAGGCCCTCGGGGACGCCGGTAACGACCTCGCCCAACAGATCCTCGTCGCGTTGCGGAGAAGGTGACGGATGCCCACGACCATCACGCAGGCCGACCACGGGGACTCCCTGTCCGGCAGCCCCGAGAAACGGCTCGACGTCACCCCCAACGGAACCCTGTGGGCCGCCATCATCGACGACTCCCGGGTCCGCTACTTCTCCTCCACGAACAGCGGGTCGTCCTGGTCGACGTCCAACGGCAGCGACCTGGACCTCGGCCGCCGCCAGGACACCGCCGTCCCCTCATTCTTCATCGACGCCGACGGATACGCCCACACGTCGTTCGTCCGGTGGGAAGCGGACCCGCAGGTCGTGGTCTACGCGCGCGGCACACCCCGCACCGGGGGCGGCTGGTCCTGGCAGCAGGCCGTCATCTCCCCCGCATCGGGCCGGACCGGCGTCGACTCCGACATCGTCGTGTTCCGTAACGGCACCGGCTGGGTAGCGTGGGTGTCATACGACCTGTCCCAGTCCGGCGGTGCGAAGGTCGCCCAAGTGACGATCTCCAGCACGGGGGCCCTCGCCGTGGCGGCCACCCAACACGGGCCGTCCCTGGCGAACAACCAATACCAGTTCGGGTCCCTGGAGTTCGCGCACACCGGGGACGGGAAGTCGCCGACAGCCGCTCCGCACATACTCTTCACCGTCGCCTCAGCGGTGGGGGCCGCCCCCATCTACGGGCATAAGGCCACCTACTCCGGCGGTATCTGGTCCTGGCAGACTCCGGTGAACATCACCACATCCGTGGAGATCCGGCAGACGACGCTCTGCACCTGCTTCGACGGCCAATACCTGATGGTCGCGTGGGCGGCCACCGGGTCAGGAACCATCAACGTGTCCGAATGGGACCCGTCCGGTTCGACGGTGACGGCCCGGAACCCGGCCGCCCTTCCCGGCGGAACCGGCACCGTCATGGGCATATCCCTGGCCATCGACCCGACCACCGACGACATGTACCTCGTCGCGTACGGCGCGACCATCGGGAACATCATCTTCACGAAGTTCACGCGAGCGTCCCTGACGTGGTCGGCGTGGGCGACGGTCATCACCCGGTCCGCGTACGGCGACGACGGTGACGTCCAACTGGTCCGGCACCCGCCCCGCGACTCCGTCGACATGCTGTACTCCACAGGCAACGGTCCGTACACCATCTTCTCGGGGCAGGTCACCGCCCTCACCCGGTCACCGAACGCCCCGACCCTCACATTCCCCGCCAACGGGGCCCGCTCGAACCTCGCCGCCGGGTACACGTTCACGTGGACATACTCGCCCGTGTCACCCGGCGACACCCAACAATCGTGGGCGTTCCGCCGCGTCTACGGCGGCGGGCCCACCACCGAATACTGGAACGCCGGTTCCCAAACGTGGGGTTCGAGCATCATCTGGAACACCACCAACCCGAACAACCCGTACGCCGTACCGTTCCCGCCCGCCAAATGGACTACCGGCACCACCTACACGTGGTCGGTGCAGACCCGCTCCGCAACCGGCGCGGCGTCCGGGTGGGCCGCCGACCGGACCGTCACCGCATCCCTCGCACCCACCGTCGTCGTCACCGCCCCGTCCGGTCTCGCCTACGGCGGGTCCACCCCGCTGGTGACGTGGACGTTCACTTCCCTACTGTCACAACGGGACTATCAGGTGCGGGTCGTCCCCACCTTCGGCGTCACCATCGACCCCAACGACCCCGGCCCGGCGACCTGGGATTCGGGGGTCGTCGGGTCTTCCGTGGCGCGGGCCGCCCTCACCGGCACCACCCTGTCGAACGGCATCTCCTACCGGGCGTACGTCCGATGCACCGACACGAACGCCGTCCAGTCGGACTGGATGTACTCCGACTTCACCGTTTCCGTCACCCCACCGTCCGGGCCCCTCGTCGAAGTTCTCGACGAAGTCGACTACACGTCCGGTGTCGTCCGGGTCCGGCTCGACGCGACAGCCCGCTCGAACTTCCTCGACCAACAGCAGGCCGTCGGCCAAACCGGTTGGGGTGCCGTCACGAACTGCACGGTCGCGGCGCAGGCCGACAACTCCGCCAGCCAACTCCTCGCATCCCTGAAATTGACGTCTCTCGCCGCCGGGGCCATGTCCGCCATGACGGCCGTCGGTTCACCACCGGCAGCCCCCTACGGGAAACCGCAACCGAACTCCCCCCTGTCATTCCCGGTCGTCGCGAACCAGCCCTACACCGCGATCGGCTCATTCAAGAGTGCGGCGACGATCCGCGCCTGCAGAATGAAGATCCAATGGTATGACGACGACGACGGGACCGGCTCCCTCATCTCCACCAGCATCGGCGACCAAGTCAACTCGTCCACGTCCGGGTACGTCCCCGGGTTCGTGTCCGACGTCGCCCCCGCCACGGCGGTGCTGGCCCGCGTCGTCGTCGAAGTCCTCGGAACCATCGCGGCGGCAGAAGTCTGCTACATCGGCCGCCTCTCCCTGCACCCCGGCCGCGACATCGACTGGCAGACCGGCGGGTACGCCGCCGCCCAAACGCTGCGGGTCGAACGTTCCGATGACGGCGGAACAACGTGGGGGACCGTGAACGCCCGCGTCAAACCCGACGTCTACCAGCGAGTCACCACCTATGACCGGCTGATGCCGTTCGGGACGCCAGTCCAATACCGTTGCTGGACAGACGTAGACCTCGGAACAGGGACGGTCCTCACATCCGAGGTGTCACCGACCTCGACAATCCAGGTCGACTCCCTGACGTGGGTCATCCGAGACCCTCTCGACGACGCAGGCGAAATGGCCGCGTACGTGACGGACTACCAGCGGGCCGACGCTGAATCCGTCGCAGTAGGACACCCGGCCGGACGCGTGTACCCCGTCGTCGACACCGAAGGGTTGCAAGCCGGAACCGGTAAAGTTGTCATCTACGTTCCGCCGTCACAGATCCCGGCCGCCTTCGACCTGTTGACCCGGGCCACACCAATGGTCATGCAGTCCCCCGCCGGAGGAGTGTGGTGGGTACGGTTCCCGTCCCGCGACTACGGGGTCACCGATGCCCGCGCCCGTCTCGTAACCATCGACTACCTCGAGATTGAGGCGACCACCTGATGTGGTTGACGACGGACGCGTACTCCACTGTCCTGGCCGCCGGGTCCCGCGAGTGGTACACGAAGGTCGAAGTCATGTACGCCAACTCGGTCGTATCCACCCTGTCCGTCGTCACCGATGGGGCCGTCAGCATCGACGAAGTGGCCGTCCGCCGATCCCTTTCCATCACAATGCTCGACCCCGACGGGACCCTCACCCCGACGACGGCGAAAGACCTCCTCGCCCCCAAGGGAACCGAGATCCGCGTCCACAAAGGGCTCCTCGTCAACGGCGCCGTCGAATGGGTCCCCCTCGGCGTGTTCGGCATCTCCGCGCCGGAAGTGTCGGCCCACCAGCCGGGGACGACGATCCGCGTCCAGGCCTACGACCGGGTCGACGCGGTCCGGCTCCGCCGGTTCTCCAGCCCGTGGACGGTAACCGCCGGGACCCCCACCTACAAGGCGATCAGCGACATCGTGACATCCCGGCTCGACGTCCCCGTCCGCATCACCATGACCGGCAGCACCACCCCCGAAGTGGTGTTCGACGAACTATCCGACCCATGGGACGCGGTGTCGTCCATCGCGGAAGCCGACGGCCTCGTCGCGTTCTTCGACCCCCTCGGCACATTCGTCGTCGCCCCCGCCGCCGAATCGGACACCGGCATCACCTACGAACCAGGGCCAGGGTCGCTGCTCATCAAAACGCAGCGGACCATCAAAGCGGAATCCACATATTCCGGTGTCATCGTCAAAGGAGAACATCCCGACAAGACGCCGGTCCGGGTCGAACTGTGGGACGTCGACCCGAAATCACCGACATACAGTCTCGGCCCCTTCGGGAAAAGGCCGTACGGTTTCTCGTCGCCCCTCATCACCACCGACGACATGGCGAACGCTGCAGCACAGACCATCCTCAACCGGGTCACCGGGATGCGGCAGGACGCCGTCCTCAACACCGTCGGGCACCCCGGTCACGACGTCGGGGACGTCGTGACCGTCATCGACCCGGCGTCACACACCAACGGCCGGTACGTCATCTACGGCGGACAGATACCGTTGCGTCCCGGCCCGCTCCAACTGAAACTGCGCGAGGCGCTGACATGACCGACCCGGTACCGGAACTCGCCGCAGAAATCGCGCCCGCCGACGTTCCACCAGCCGCGCAGATGCGGGTCGGGATCGTCGCCGCCGTGGAGGTCGGCGGCTCCCGCCGCGTCCAACTCGACATCGGCGGGGACACCTGGATCAACCGGCTGCAAGACATCCACCTGATCCTCGGGGACCGGGTCAGCGTCCTCCAACAGGACCCCGTCATGCTCGTCATCGGCCGCCTCGAAGGGACCGACGCGTTCACCCCCATCGGCGGCATCATCCCATTCGCCGGGTCAGCGGCCCCCATCAACTGGCTGATGGCCGACGGTTCAGCGGTCAGCCGCACCACCTACCCGGACCTGTTCGCCGTCTGCGGAATCACGTACGGGGCCGGTGACGGCGCGAACACCTTCAACATTCCGAACATGACCGGGAAGATGCCGATCGCCGCCGGAGGCTCATACGGCCGGGGAACGACCGGCGGTGTCGCGGCGGTCACCCTCTCCTCCGGGAACCTACCCGGCCACACCCACACATTCTCCGGCAGCGGCTCCTCCGACAACCAGGGCGGCCACTCCCACACGTTCTCCGGCAGCGGCTCCTCCGACAACCAGGGCAGCCACGGCCACTACCTGACCGGCTACTCCGACTCCACAGGCGGCCACTCCCACACCATCGGGAACCAGGGCAGCGCCTACAGCCTGCAGTCCGGGTCCGGTGGAACCGCAGCCGGGTCCGGCAGCGGCTACACCGACACGCAGGGCAACCACCAGCACAGCATCTCCAGCGGGTCCGCGTCGTCCGCTGGCGGCCACACCCACACCACCACGATCTCCGGGACCGACTCGACCGTCAGCGGCCACACCCACTCCACGACAGTCTCCGGGACCACCAGCAGCACCGGCTCCGGGAACGCCGTCACCACCATCTCCCCTTACGTGGCGGTCCCGTTCATCATTCGGGCGATCTGACGTACACGTAACGACCATGGCCCTACCGTGGGGTCCGACAACGATCGAGGAGCCATGACCGCACCGACACCCGTACCGGACATCTACGCCGACCACGACGAGGAACCACCGGTCGACGATCTCGCCGAATACCGGCAGATCCCCGGCAGCCCGTTCCGGCACGCCCCGAAAGCCCCGTGCCATGAGTGACCCGCAGATCGACTCCCGGGCCGTCCTCAGGCTGCGTGCCGCCCGGTCCGTGTCTCATGACATTCACCCCGAATCGGGTGGCCTCGCCATCCACTGGGGTGGGGAGAAGATGGGCCTCGGCACCCAACCCCACGAGTCGTGCCGGGCAGCGGTCCGGCAATGGCAGGCGTTCCACATGGACACCCGGGGCTGGGTCGACATCGCCTACAACTGGGTCATCTGCAACCACGGCGTGATCATGACGGGTCGGGGTTGGAACGTCCGGTCCGCAGCGAACGGCACCAACGACTCCAACGACCACTACGTGGCGGCCTGCTGGCTTGGCGGGCTCGGCGACCCCGACCCGTCGGCCGCCGCGAGGTTCGCGTTCGGGTGGCTGGCCCGCGACATCCAATCCCGTGGCGCGGCCCCGGACGTACAACCGCACCGCCACTTCTACAACACCGACTGCCCCGGCGCGGCGCTCGTCGCCGTCGCCGACACGTTGCGGGCAGCGAAGCCCTCCACGGCCACCCCCCCGTTCCCGCTACCGGCGGGCTCCTACTTCGGGCCTGTGGACGGCCCGCCGGAGTCGGTGTCCGGCTACTACAGCCACCGCAGCGACCTCGCGAAGTGGCAGGCCAGGATCGGTCTCGGGCTGGTCGCGGACGGCCTGTACGGGCCCGCGACGGCGGCGTCGGCGAAGGTGTTCCAGCACGGTCACGGCCTGGACCCGGACGGCCTCATCGGGCGGGACACGTGGGACGCCGCGTGGCCTCCGGCGTGGAACTGAGGGGCCGCCATGCGGCGCCGGAGGGACGCATGAACCGGTTCCCGTGGGCCGGTCTGGGCCGCGCCACGGCACCCGCAGCGGTGGGGGGTCTGGTTGTAGCGGGGCCACGCGGCGGGGCCCTCACCGTCGCGGTGGCGGCCTGCTGGTACCTGTTGTGGTCGTTCTGTGAGGAACGGTTCGACCCCCGGTTCGGGGTCCTCCTCGGGTACGGGAAGTGGCGGCGCCGGGTGTTCCCGAAGCGGCTCGCCCTCCTCCCCTCCACGGCCAGGGCGACGGAAGTCATCGACGTCGGGACGATCCTCCCGGCACCCCGAAGACTCAAAAGGATCTAGGGGGCAGGTGGGGCAGCCCCCTACTACCTTTCCCCTGTACGCGCGATACAGGTAGGGAGGGGGCAGGTACTGCTGCCCCCTTGATCCACTCATCCATTGGTGGACGAGTCGGATAGGATCGGGGCATGAGGATGCTCGGGCAGATGATTCGCGACCTCGACCGCTGCCCCCACGGCCGCCACGTCGGGGACGCCTGCGCGGGATGGGTCGGGCCGGGCGCCTTCGACGGCGGGTGCCTGTCCGGCCGGTCGCTGGGGAACCCGTTCCTGCAGAACGCGGCACCGGCCCGGATCGGGACCGACGTCCACGGCGGGGCCATCACCCTCGGGGACCTCGGGGTCGCGGCCGGGCTGGAACACCGGGTCGAGTACGGCATCCGGACCCCGGGCGGGCATGTGCTGCGGAAACCGTCCGGCGCCACCGAGATGGAGGTCCGGCACGCGGTCCGGCAGAAAGGCGACCCGCTGGCCCACGTCGTGGAGATCCGGTCCTGTTCGTGGGCGGAGTCGGTGTCCGTTATCGTCCTGCCCGACGACGCGAACGTGGGGGCGGGCACATGAGGATGCGTAAGGCGACGGTCGTCCTGGCGGGCGCCGTAGGCGTCGCCGTGGCGGCGGGGATGCTGTGGCTGGCCTGGCTGGTCGAGGAAGATTGGCGGCAGTCGGCTGCGCCGCCGTTCGTCACCGCGAGGTCAGCGGCGTGGGACGAAGCCTTGCAGGGCCTGACCGGGGAGGCATCGTGACCACCGACAATGACCGCACCGAAGTGCCATATACACCGCTCGTGCCCCTACTTCACAATTTCGTGGATCGCCTCGAACGCATCGCCGAGGACATCACCCGCGTCCACCAGGCGCCCGACCCGGTCAAGGCGCTCGCACTCAGGCTGGCGACCGCATGGGGTAACGACGCGGCATCGGACGTCGTCATTGTGGCCGCGCAGCGATTCGAGGACTACCTGCGCGGCGAGTGGATCGAACGGGAAGTCGACAGGTCCCGCCGAATGGTGCAGGATGGGGTCGTTCCGGGGTGACCCCTTCCACGTCCCCCCGCTCTGGAGTCGTCACCCGGAACCCTGGACAGGACGCCACGGCCCGGCAACAAGGGTGGCGTCCTGTCCATCTTCACGACCCGACGACCTGGTCGGTCCCGTCCCACGTGAACTCCCCCACCGGCAGATGCATCCGGCAGCGGGTGCAGTACGTGGCGCCGTAGAACTTCGGGTTCCGGGCGTACGTCTGCGCGATCCGCTCCCCCATCGACGTGACGGCCCCGCACCCCTCCACGTTGTGGACGTACGACCGGCGGACCGGCCGCACATACCCCTCCGCGATCTCCTCCTTGGACAGGACGAGGTACACGGGCGCCTGCGCCACCGGTTCGGTGTCGGCCCCGTGGGTGAGGCGCGGGTCGCCCGGGTCAGTGGTGGTGGTGGACTGCCGGACCAGCGACGGGACAGCCGTCGGGATGCCGCCGGGTACTTCGGTCACTTACAGCCCTTGTGCCCGGCGGGCTTCATGCTCCCGGGCGCCTTGCCCGGCTTCGAACCCTTCGACTTCGCCATGGCCTACTCCTCTCGTCCGGATCTGGTGGCCCCCATCATGTCCCGTGGACGTGCTCGACGTACCCGCCTGCACGCTCTTGCGGGTCGTGGATGCGGGCGTGGAGTTCCGTCAGGTACCCGATGGTCTTCTCCGCGACCCCGCCGCCGTAGATGGCGTGGAAGTGCAGCAGGTGGGAGTACATGGCCCCCGCGTGGTCGATCTCCGCCGGGCAGATCCATTCCCCCTGCGCGTTCCGGACCCCCAACTCCTGGCCGCCGAGGATGACTTTCGACAGGGTGATCGCCGTGTCGAGGGCGTGACCGGATTCGATGACGACGACGACGTCCTTGTCGGGCGGCGGGGTCCCGGGCCGCAACTCTCCCGTCATGACGTTGAGGAGGGTGTAGGTCCCGCCTTCGACCTTGTCGACGGACCACAGCGAGTTCTGGCTCCCCTCGACAACATCCCCTTCAATGATCTGCTGCCATTGCTTGGTGACGCTCATCGTTCCCTCAACTCGTCGAACACAATGTTCATGACCGCCTGCGTGACGTCGTAGTCCTCAAGGATAATGAAGATCTTACGGAATGCTTGGCCGTCGACCTTCGCCATGCAGATCGGGCAGTGGTTGACTTTCTTCCCGTGGCTGCAGCGGGTTCGTTTCAGGAGATCCCGGATGACGTTCATTCCCTGATCCAGACGAAGTTCGCGTAGCAGTAGGTGTTCGGCTCCGGCCGGTTCACGTCGACCGGGTGCATTCCACGCGGAAGCAGTTGGTATGGCTTGTAGTGCGGGAGGAGGGCCGCGACGTCGCGGAGGCTCACGCCCTGCATCAACTGGTGGAGGTTCCATTCGTGCTGGATGAACTTCGGCTTAAAGTTCGTGATCGTCACCTGTGCGCCCCGGAGGACGTCCAGTTCGAGTCCCTCAACGTCGATCTTGATGAAGTTGATTCGGTTGAACGATTCCGCGCGGTGCGGGCTCACACTCATCTGGTAGATCGCCCAGTCGTCGAGGGTGGTCGTGTCGACGATCAACGTCTTCGTGTTCGCCTCACGGACGTAGGGGATGGCGTTCGCTTCGGGGGCCATCGACGCCAGCGCGGTGGCCGGACCGAACCGCAGTTGCGCGGTGCCGGTCTTGGCGGCGACCGCGTCACCCCACGGAAAGAACCTCGACGGGAA